CGAACTTTACACTGAAATTTCCTCCATTTCAGGTCCTAGCACGGTGATGAGCCGAGAATACATTGATCTTGATCCATTTGTCGGCAGTAGTGACCAGCTATTTGCCGACAGCAAAGTGCAGACGTACACAGTGAAGAAAGAGACCATGGATGAAACCTTTAAGCTTATGGAAGCTAAAGGTAAGATCATTCAACCTACTACCCTAGTCACATTGGTTGGCCGTAGGTTTGGGAGTGATCTGAGAGTTATCCCCCGTAAGGTAAACCAGTTGGTTTATTTGGATAGCTTGAGAACGGTTGAACAAGAAGAGCCCCTTACTTTAGTTGATCTGACTGAAGTGAGTAGATCGCAAGCCATCGCCATGATGTCTCTATCTGAGATTGAAAGGGCCGCGGTCAAAGGGACTGAGATTGTTACCGTAGATGGTGAGCCATATTCGGAGATGTTGATGGATGTTTTAACGGTCACTGCTACCAAAAATAGCAGGTTCCAGGTCGTACATTTCGTCGAAGACATTGAAGAGGGACAGAAAGTGAAGAAGATCAGAACGAGAAGACACGGGAGGTATACTTCGCGCTTGTTGTTAGCAATGAGAGAGAAGTTTGTGTGGGATCTTACTGATATGACAGCCACTAACAAGGCTTGTCTTCATCATTATGCTGTGCAGGTTATGAAGCAGGACGGACTTAGAATGCATGATAGGAGTATAATATTAAAATCAATTGTTCGTAAATATTTTACTCCAACTGAAGATGACGTGGAAGAAGCTAACGCAATGAATTCCTACGCCATGCATAAGTTACGTGAAAATGCTACTGCAGTGAGGGTTGACCATGGATGGCAGAGGTGGTGGCGATTTGGGGTGAGGGCCCCAGTCGCCCGCCCAACGACCCAGTAGGGGTGCCCTGTAGGCGTGTATGCGAATGAGTGTTTGATTCAATATCCGACCCATTCGAAACTCCATACACGCTTATCGGGTGCCCCGAAAAAGCCTAGGAAATTAATAGCATTCGAGGGATTCGCCACCGAATGCGTCCTAGGATTTGTATCAACTGTACACAACGTTTCATGTGCGATCGTGAAGCGTGTTCTTACTCGAAACGTTCCCGCTGTGTTCTATCAAAATTGGCTCCTTGACAATAAGATGGAATGTAAGGACGAAGTAGAGAGGGTGGAACTCGAGATAGCTTTGGCTAAAGAGGGAAACCTGTACGTTGACACCGAATCAATAATTCCCGTCCAGGGAGTTTTTTCTTATGAGATAAACGATGCTTTTGTCGCCCTTCTGACACATTTGTCTGCGGATTCCGCTTCTGTTGCCTTTGACGAGTTCATTGGAAAGTACAGCGGCTTGAGGAAACAGTCATACATTGATGCTTGGGAATCGTACAAAAAGCTGGGATTTGTCCCCTCAATGGCACACATTAGGGCGTTTATTAAATTTGAAAAAGACTTGAGGGAGCTCAAGCCTGGAAGGATACCCCGGGTAATATCGCCAGCGGGGTATGTGTACCTTTTATTAACTGGAGTCTATATAAGAGCAGTCGAGGACAAAATCTATCATGCGATCAATTCAATGTTTGGTTACACGGTAGTTGCTAAGGGTCTTAATTATGATGCCTTAGCCGAATTGACCGAGGAGAATTGGAATAGTTTTTCGGATCCTATATTCATTGATTTGGATGTAGAGAAACTAGATGCCTCAATTTTCCAGGAAGCTCTAAGATGGAGTCACAAAGTAGTTGCTAGTTGTTTTCCTTCGGGGGAAAGAGAACATATCATGCGACTATTGTCGTACCAGTTAACATCCGTAGTTAGAGGTAGAACGAGTGATGGTCACTTTTCGTATAAGGTGAAAGGCACTCTGACCTCTGGTCAAATGAACACCTCTTTGGTAGGGGTGCTTGTAGTGACGAGTATGCTCTACAAAATCTGTCAAGGCAGACGAGCACGTTTGACTAATATGGGTGACGATTGTCGGATAATCGTTGAAAGGGCAATGTCGAAAGGGATGGTCGAGGAGATAAGAGAACTTTTCATGAGAGTAAACATGTTTATCACAGTAGAGAGTGGTGATGTGTTATGTAAAAGTCAGTTCTGTCAGACTCAGACTATCGATACCGGATCAGGGAAACGAACCGTGCGAATTCCGCATGCTGCAATTAATAAGGACTCTGTGTGTTTGGACGACATACGTGTTCCACATAAATTGGCAGCTTGGATGCTTGCCGTTGGGCAAGGTGGTTTAGCCACACATGGGGGGATTCCGGTATTTGACGCTTTTTATAGGTGCATGGTTAGAAATGCAACCAATTATTTAAAGTCAGCTAAATTGAGTAAGCGCCAGTTTCGTCGGGTGGCACAGTTTACACTGAAAAAGAAATTTTTGGATTGGTCAATTGGACTAAACTATACTAAGAGTCGGGTGAATGAAGAATCAAGGGTAGGATTCTTTCACGCTTTTGACATTGTTCCTGTGAGCCAACAACTTCTTGAGGATCACTACAACTCTCTCGTTATCAATTTTGATTCTGTTCGAGATAGAGAGTTAATCAAGATGAATCTAAACCCTTTGTTCGCAAAGAGTTTATGAGCTCCGAGCTGCGTAGTTCACGCCTTTCCTCAGGTGCAGCAGAGGCGGCCATGTTAATGGTCGAGATAAGTCTTTTGATGGGATAGACGTTAAAGATAACCAAGGGGGTTTGGCCCCGATGCGGCATTCCGCAAAGGTGAACATTGGGTCTCGACATGTAATGACCCAAAACGTTTTCTCATGGATAGAATTTTTGTACTCTCTACGTGTGCTTTAATTCCATCCTTTCTGAGATGTAAATATTTACGTGCTAACCAAAATGCCGAGAGACTGCACGGCGTCCCCATATGGTTTTGTCGAGATGAACAGTCCGTCTATAGTTCTGGCGGATCCAATACAAGAACTAACACCATTTTTATTTTTATTGTATTTTCTTTATTTCATTTAATTTACTCAATTTTAGTTATAATTTATGCCACCAAAACACAAACAACAGCAGAAGAAGAAGTCTGCTAAGCCAGTAGCCAAGTTAGCCAAGCAAATGGCCAAGGCTCATGTATCCCCCACTGTTCTGGGATCCGCCCTTCGTTCGTTGGGTGGTCTCGCTGGTGGGCTCGTGGGTTCATCTACCATCGGATCTTCAATGGGTGGTGAACTCTCTAAATGGTTAGGATCAGGAGATTATGATCTCGAATCCAACTCCATTGTAGAAAAGTTTCAATCGTCAGGGCAGATTCCAGCCATGCACAAGAATGGTCAATCCATCATAGTTCGACATAAAGAATATGTTTGTGATATCTCATCTAGTGCAACAGGCCCGCCCTCAGTGTTCAATGTGTACAACACGTATCCCCTCAATCCTGGTATTGCCACTACTTTCCCTTGGCTCTCTGGTATAGCTCAACAATATCAAGAGTATACTTTTAAGGGGTTAGTATTCCATTTTAGGTCAACCAGTGGGGAATCCGTGGGAGCTACGAACACATCTCTAGGTACTGTTATGCTCGCAACTCAGTACAGGTCTACAGCACCAGCCTTCACCTCCAAGACCCAACTCTTGAATGAATATTTTTCCTCTGATGGTAAGCCGTCAGAAGATTTTTGTCATCCTATAGAGTGTGACCCGAAGGAAAATCCTTTTAACGTTCAATATGTTAGAGGTGGTGCAGTGCCAACTGGAGAAGATGTGAAAACTTACGATCTTGGGATCTTGACTGCCGCCACAGAAGGTATGCCGAATGGTTCGGGTACCGATGTGGGAGAGTTATGGGTGTCTTATGAAGTGGAATTACGCAAGCCTATCTTGTCATCACTTCTACAGTCTTTCTCAAACTTTTGGTCAGGTCATACAGCAACTGGTGTTGCAGCCGCTCACCCATTGGGCACAACGTCATCCTGGACAGGGATAGCGATTGCGTCCACATTCCAACCTACTTTCACGACCTCTGGATTAACTATCACATTCCCTTTGGGCATGGTCGGTGCGTTTTTCATTTCCATCGCCTGGTCGAATTGTACCGCTTTTGTGGTACCTTCAATTACGATGACAGCAGGGACAGGTTCGATTACGTC